TTTTACCATATGCAACTCCAGGAAGCGGAGTGTTCATTGACTGCGCAAACGTTAGCACATTAGTGTTGAATTACGCATTTTTGGACCCTGAGTTTGGGGTTGATTCTTTAAACATAAAGCTTCAGGACTTGTTAAGCTTTCGCCTGTTGCTACGCGGTCTGCGGCTTCTGAACCAACCATCATGGTTGAGCCTGCAACGGTGTTGATTGCCATGTTACGGGCTAACTGATTGCCGTAACCACTTAATGATTTAACTGCGGCTTGATGGGATAACTCACCATTAATAACCTTTTGTGCCATGCCTTGAGCTTGAGCTTCTAAACTATTACCAAAGGCTTTTGAGATGCCTTTAGTGGCTAAACCCATACCTGGAATAGTAACGTTCATCAATGCAGATTTGAATAGACCTGCGGCTGTGGCATTAACTAAATCAGGCTTCTGACCTAACGCCTCTTGACGTTCTAGCGTATCGCCTGCCATAGAAGGCAGACCTGTAAGAGTACCAACACCTGCGCTTAATGCAGCAACACCTGCGGCACCTAAAGCTTCAGGCGCTACAAATGGAGTAGCCGCGGCTGCGGCAATAGGTACACCGTAACTACCTAAAATACCACCTACAGGCTCAGTTACTTTACGTGATAAGTACGCACCTACTGTAGGTAGAATACCTTTAGCGTTAGCTACATCTTCTTCGGTAGTAGGAGCAAACTCAGCACGGGCTTTGGCTTTATTTTCAGCAGCGTATTGTTTAAGCGTTTCTGAACCTGTGAGTTCACCTAGATATTTTTCTGCTGAACCTTTAGCGCTATGGAATCCAGAAGATGTAGCAGCACTAAAACCTGTCTTCTCAAGATGTTGTTTATATTGAGGAATAACTTCACTCTCAATTGCGCGAACAATATCATCTTGCGACATTTTGTCAGGAAAGTTAACTTTCCCAACGCCAGGTATATTTACAATAGGCATAACTTACCCTTTTGATTGTACGTAATCGAATATCTTAGTATTAGGATTATACACTGTTGTGCCTGCTGTTGGGGCACCCGTCGAGGCACTTGGTGGAAGTAATACAGGTAAACCAGCGCTTATCTGTTCTTCTTTTAATAGTTGTAAATACAGTGCGTTACCTTCAGCAACTGATTTAACTGCACCCATACCCATAGGATCAACGCCTTTATTACCAAGTAAACCCGTAAGTCGAGTAGATGCAGCGTTTGATGCCGCAATGTATTGAGAGGCCATCTTAGTAGTCAAAGCATCTCTATGTGTCATATCAGCTATATACTGTTTCATATTATTATCTTGCTTAGCAATTGCTAGCTGGACACCTGCAGACATTGCTGTACGAGATTCTGCTGAAGCAATTTCTGCATTGGCGGTACTTGCTCTTAAAGCACCTTCTTTATTCAATCTTTCGGTTGCGGTCTTATCTGCAATCTTTTGCAGAGAGATGGTATTGTTATGGGCATCTAAAGCTTGTTTACTATTTTCACCGTAATTAATAATCGCTAACTCTTCATTACGTCTAGCGTCTGCTAAATTAGTTTGAGCGTCGTAAATCTTTTCTTTCTTAGTGGCAATTTTGTCTTGAGCCTTAATATAATCATTCAAGCCTTCTTCAGCGCCACCACCAATATTAACTAGTGCATGTTGAGAAGTGCCTTTCATTGTACCGATACCAGCCTTCATCAAAGCTAACCAAGGAGATTTCTCTTCCATAGTATTAGTTTCTTCTTCCATCTTTCTGAGGCGAGCTTCACGTTCAGTAAGACCTTTATTCTCACCCATGCGTGTTTTCTTATCAGCCATGAAATCTTCAATGGTTCTGTCTGGTTTCTTTAGAGCATCAATCTCAGCGCTATTAGAAGTCATATCAGTCCAGCTAACAGGGCCATTACCTGATCCTGCGCCACGACTACCTTTAGTTAAGCGTAGTGCTAGATTGTCTAAAGCATCGGCTGAAGGAGCACCGTCCTTAACTTTATCAGGAACACCTTGATTATCGAGAGCTGTTAATAACGGATTGCCTTTGCCCGCTCCTGCAAAGTTTGAAGCTAAAGAACTAATACCCGCTGCGTCAGCTGAGGCAGGACGAATTTGAGGATTAGCAACGCCATTTATTTTAGCTTCTTGAACCACTGCTTTTTTAGCATCATTAGCTTTAGCATTCGTAACAATATCTTTAGTTTTCTTATTACCTGATTTAATGCGTTCTATTTCATTTTGCTCAAAGCCTGATACACTTGGGAAAAACCCTTCTTTTTCATAGCGATGTTGAAGCCCTGTTTTCTCATCATATGGAGCATAAGCTAGTTTACCCGGCAAGCCAATAACATCAGAGACCAATGCACCCATTGCACGGGGACCATAACCGAAGATAGATTGGTCATATGGGCTACCTGGATAGTTACCATCAACAATATACCCTTCAGTATCTGCTTGATTTGCACCCGTAAATCTAACTTGACCTTTGTTAGCAAAATGCTGAACCTCACCACCTTCATCAAACGCAATGATGCCACCTTGAGCCATGTCTTTAGTAGGTAAGTTAGTTTGTAAGTGATCAATGCCGTTCGATACAGTACCTTGAGCGATGCCTTGTGGTGGCATCTGTTGTGGAGCTTGAGGTGCGGTTGCTTGAGCCGCTTCTGCCATTACTTGCTGAGCCACAGGAGGTTGAGGTTGTGCTTGAGGCGCTTGTGCTTGCTTCTGCATCTGCAACTTTTCTTGAAGTAGCGGAACCCCAATGTATGCTGGGAGCGTACCATTTTGAATTACTTGTTGTAATTGTGGAATAGATAACTTTTCAGCATCAGCCATACGGCCTAACATATTAATACTCATGATTTTTCCTTCATAACATTATCAAGAGCAAGTGATACTAAACCCCCACCCGCGTACGATTTAACTGTACCACCCTGAGCCGCTTTGAAGCCACCCGCTGCACCATACGCACCTAAACCTGTAGCGGCTAAACCACCAATCTGACTAAGTGTTGAAGGAGGTGCTTGGTAGCTTTGTGTTGTTGTAGACTGCATCGGTAAGCCACGTATTAAGTTACTTAAGTTACCTAACTGCATCATCGGATATTGCTGAGCCATAGCGTAATTCTGAATCGCTTGGTTAATTTTAGTTTGCTCAGCGCCTTGTTGTTGAGCACCCATTTGATTTTGTAGATTAATAATATCTTTTTGTGCGCCAAACTGTTGTTGACCAAGTTGACCTAGTGCACCTGCCGCCTGACCTAACTGATTGAAACCTTGAAGCGCAGCTTGTTGACCCTGTAGATTTAAACCAGACCCATACTGCATATTCTTTTGAGCTGCATCGTAAGCATTTTGATAGCCTGTACCAATCATTTGGTTCATTGCTGTGTTCATGTTACGGTTGTTTTCAGAAGCCATCAAAGCCTCACGAGAACCGCCAAACGCACCTTGTTTAGTAGCGTTACCCATTTGATTGGTTTGATTTATTCCATATTGACGACGTGTTTCGTCAAGAGCTGGATTTAGTGCACTTTGCAAGTATGGGTTCATAAATGCTTGTGTAGCACCTGGGTTTGTTGCCATACCAAAATAGTTATTACCAGCTTGACCAGCCTGCCCTGCAGTTTGTAATGAACCTAACCCCGCCATACCCGCCATCTGTGATGCTTGACCAAATTGACCTGGGGCTTGTAAGTTTTGTGCACCTTGGAAAGACTGTTGTTGCATAGGACTAAACCCAGCAACGTAGTTATTCATGTCTGTGCTATACGGTGTATAACCTTTAAATCCGCTTACTGTACCATTAGGGTTAAAGTTATAGACTTGTTGTTGTGCAGAGCCAAGCATTGACTCTACATATGGGCGCACATATTCAGGTAAGTTTGAAGTTTGAGTGACGTTAGTTTGTGGTGGAGGAGGATCATTACCACCTATATAGAATGTTAAATGCGAAACAAGTCTAATTGGGTTAATTAAATCCCAAAAACCGCCATTTAGTAATCTCATATTGTTTTCTCCACTACCGTCTCAGTAGCAATAAGTCCAAGTTGTTGTCTATATAATCTAATACGAGCACCTGAAGCAAATGCCCTAATTTTAGTAGCGCCTTGAGATTTGGCCCACGCAACTACTTGTTCCATTACTTCTGGGTTGGTAATACCACGCCCACCTGTTGCTGTTAATGTAGCCACCCTGTGATTAGGAAGTGAACTTACTTGTATTGAAGCCGCACCTATAATATTACCATCTTCAACAGCAACCAACAAAGTCTGTGAGCCACTTACTAACTGCATCTTTAATTGGTCAGTTGTGCAATCAGCACTTCCCAACGCAACGTCAACCGCAGACTTGATGAATGGCCCTACTGTATCCCACACTTGATGTACGTGCGTCGGGCTTACTGTTTGAATTAATATCATCTCGGTAAGTATTTTTCAGGTTTAATTTGTTTACCTTGCGCTTTTCTACCTGTACGAGCGGTACGAACTTTGTCCATCATAGCATATAAATGTTTAGCACCTGCATCCGTTGAGCCATTACCTAAGTGACTGACTACATCAGCTGGTACTACGAACTCACCATCTGCCAAACGAGCTGGTTGTCTATTACCAATCATCGCAGGGATATTATCTGACATGCCATCACCTGGGCCCTTTAACAATCTTGGGTTACCACCAGCCGCATAGCCACCTAAATTAAATCCTGCGATACCACCACTTGCCATTTGTTTTTCTTCTTGAGGTGCTTGAGGAGCTGAATTTTGATTCATTACTTGGCTGAACACTCGATTAAAATCTTGAGGAGCAACCCCTTGCATCATTGCATCATATGATGGGGACGCTACTGCTTGTGCCGCTACCGCTGCTGTATTAGGGTTGTATTCTGCCATAGGTGCTTGTTGCGTTTGATACGCTTGTTGGTATACTTCAGGTGTAGCTTCGAAAGGTTGGAAGTTATCACCAATAGTACCATTAGCACTTTGAATATTTCCACCAAACTTACCACCCATATCACCACGACCACGATTATATGATTGTGTAGCCTCACTAAGTTCTGATAAGTTACGGGCCCCACTAAAATATGGTACACCATAAGCGTTTGCACCATAATCGTTTGCACTACCACCAAAAGCATAACTAGCAACGCCACCTTCAGCCATTTTCAATGGAGAACCCATGTATGGGTTAGTCGCTTGTTCATAATCGGCATTAACTACTTGTGCGCTTGTTGGCATTTGGGTAGGTGTAGCGTACTGTGTTGAATCTAATCTACCTTGTGGGTAACCCATGTTACCGCCCATACCACCTTGAGCTAGTGCTGTAATACCACCTTGAGCATAAGAACGCATTGTTCCACCCTCAGCAGCGTACTGCGCACTGTAGTATGGGTTAGGTTGTTCAGGGACATAAGCAGTGAAGTTATCAGGATCATAGCCATGAAGTTTGCTTTTTTCTTCAGGTTTCATTTTTGGAAGTTTTCTGGGTTCTAATGCACCCATACCAAAACCTAATCCTGCTGATGTTATTACAGGGTTGTCGGCCGCAAAATTTAATGCTTTAGCAGTAGTACTTCCAGGTTTAGCCCCTGCATAATCTCTAACCATTTCAAAAGGATTACGATCTACAGGCGGTGTAAGTGCCGCTACGCCTTGAGGTGCTTGTGTTGATAATGCAGAAGGTACACTAGATGACAAGCCTGACGATACCCCAGCTTGACCTGCGTTTGCCGCAACTGTAGGATTAAAATTAGGCGCTATAGCGGCATTTAAATCTAAGTTAGATAATTGACCTATGTTACCTTGTGCACCAGTAGCAGTAAGTGCTCGATTGGCATTCATACCAATTTCAGGAAGGCCACCAGGCCCCATCCCTGCATTTACACCTGATAGACCTGTAATACCTTGATTAGCAGCTTGGCTAGCTTGGTTAACTGTTAAAGCTACATCATCTGCAACATTAGTAAAAGCACCTACGCCTGTGGTTCCTGGAACGCTAGAAGCTAATACTCGTCCCGTAGCATCTTTAGCAACTGTTCCTGTTGCGGCACCAGCAGTAGAGCCAAACACAGCATTACCAATACCTCCCATTGCACCGCCAGTAATACCGCCAAGCAAAGCACCTTCTAATACATCCTCACCCGTTGCTAAAGATTTAGCGCCCCCAAAAGCTGCTCCAATAAGCGCAGCCTCGCCGATACCTCCACCGACGTTATATCCTGGATGTTTTAAAACGCCTATGTTAAATTTGGAGCTAAACATAATTTAAACCTTTATTAATTTAGTTGTATGTTATCATGTATTAAACCGTTGTACCACTAGCATTTACCCAGTTAGTGCCGTCCCACCAGATAGGAATACCTAACGTAGTATCAAAGTAATATTGCCCTATTTGCAGTTTTGGACTACCTGTATTAAGTGGTCTGTCAGCTGTTACGCCTGAGTCTGGAATTACTGATGCTTGTGTAAAGTTATCTATCTGCCCGAAGTAAAGACGGAATGCATTAGTTAACTGGTCAATATACTGCTGGCTATACTCAACTGGGGCAATTGGTAAGTTAGGTGCTTTGGAAGCACGAAGCGGTATGTTTTTTTCACCTGACATTATCTGCGCCCATCAGGTCTAATATCAATACGCGGCATACCTAACTGCCAAGCTACACCAAGTCCTGTTGACTCAATACGGAACGCTAACTGACGCCCACGAAGTCTTGTATATACCTGACCTGTAAACTCTTGTATGGTATAGGTTTGACCATTAGTAAAATTATCCGCACTTGTTACTCTTGGATTATCTGCTGTACCGTAAGGAGTACCTGAGTTTTGTCTAGGTTTAACCGTCATTGTTACTGATGGATTGTTTACATTAGAGCCACTAAAGTTAATGTCAGGTAGTATGCGCCACACAAACCCAAAGTTATGCCCGTCCTGAATATCAAAATCTGAAGACTGAATATACGCATTAATAGGGAGTGAGCTTTCGCCTGCATTATCATCTACTGAAGACTCGTGGTATAAAATCCTGTTGTTATAGTCAGCAGCCATAGGGAACTGACGAATATTTGAATCTAACCAAGCAGTTCTAGCCATGCTACCATAATACCAAACACGGTCTAGATAGTTATAAATAATGTACTTATCAACAGATGTCCCATTACTTGAGTTGCTGACATAGAACCACCATACCTCATTGTAGCCTTCATTACCTCCAGCAAATACTTGGAATGATTGGTCTTTATTAATATCATTAAATATATACTGACGTAGTGCGCATGGTAAAGTTTCTACACGCCCTGAATACATATAGAACTTGTCATTACCCATCCAATAGGTAACGTTGTTTACAGTAATCATAGAATTAGGAGACATGATAGAAATATTATCCATCAAGATATTAAAACCCCACACATAAGGCGCACCTAGGTACTGCATAGAATAAAGCGCTGTATCTGTCCATACTAAGATTTCTTGGCGAGTTGCGCGAGCGCCTACAATTACTGAGCCGTTAGTTAGTGGGAATTCACCTGATTGATTTGTAACTTCAGGCACCCATTGGTATGGGTTTAATTGGTCTGACCAACGTACAAGCATTGGGTTAAATACAGTTTCTGAATTACTTGGGTCGTATGGGTTTGCACCGAATGCAATAACAAACCTTTGAATTGCCGATGACACTACTTGAAACGTCTTGTTTGGCACAAACTGCCCAGCATAACCTTCAATAATAGATAAATAGTCAAGGGGCTGGGCATGATATGAAAATCCTAAACCGCCTTCCCAATATGAAATAGGTCCGTTACGTGGTGCTAAAACAAGGTCTTGTCCAAAGTTGTCACTTGACCATAATCTTAATTGTTGTCCAACCCCTGAAATAAACCCAGAACCCCAACCACGAGGTTGAGTAGTTACTCTAGCACTAGCCCCGCCACCTGATGCAGTTGATGTTGCACCTGTTGTATAAAATATTTGGTATGAGTTAACAGTCAGAACTGTGATTTGATAAGTATCGTTTATTTGAGCTGTAGTAAACCCCGCAAAAGCAGTAGCATTACTAAATGTTACATAATTACCTGTTGTATATCCGTGTGCAGTTTGAGTTACTGTAACTGAGTTAGACCCGTTAACAGCAGCAAATGGTGCAGCACCTAAGTTTGTAGTGACCCCAACTGTTCCACCCCAAGTTCCAGAGCCCCACCCTAAACCAACTGTGTATACATCTAAACCAATTGGAGTTTCATAGGCTATTGTTATTCCTGTACCACCCCTAAGTGTATCACTTGCGTTAGCTAATACTGGTAATCCTGTCGTTGGGTTTTTTGCAATAATAGTGTAGACGGTATTAGATATAACAGTTGCAATTTCGTAGGTTTGATTTAACACAGCGGAAGTTATATTACCGCCTAATGATAATGCGTTAGATATGATTACAAAGTCGCCTTTTGATGGGCTATACGCAAAGTCGGTAACTGTAATAGTGCTAGAGCCAGTAGTTGCTGTAAACACATTGGCTAACGCTGAAGTATATTGGATTGGGGTAATGTCGTTATAAGTACCACCTGATTCAACATAGTACTTTTTGCTTGTACCAACACCTAAATAGTTGTTTCCATTAAGTGTAGCCCAGTTCCATAAGTTTCGAGCAACGCCTAAAAATGAATCATTTGAAAGACGTGACCAACCACCAATCTTTTCAGGGAAGCCTGAACGAAAGCGAATCTTATCACCATCATACCAACCGCCTTCATTGGCATAGTCAGTACCTTCGCGGTTTAGCCCTGGTCTAAATTCTAGTTTTTGTAATGGCATGGCTACTTTCTACTTTTGTTTTTTTACATAGAACAGACTGCGCTCACCGAATAAGTAGAATCCAATGACAGAAGCAAAGTTAGATACTTGTTCGTTAACTTCACCGTCACCAATAATTGCAAGGTAAGCCCATGTCGATAGCACGATTATACCAATCAAAGGACGCATTAGGCGAATGATTGCCTCAACCCAAGGATAACTAGCATTACCACCGCCAGCTTCGTTCATGGTTTTGAAGAACTCTAAGTCTAGCTCTTTCATTTTTGCATACTGCTCGATGGTTGCAGGCTTAAACTGGTCTGGCGCAATAAAACGATTAATTAAAGATTTACCTAAGTCTACTGCTACTGGGCCTAAAGCCGCTAAGATTGTAATTGGGTCCATTAGAAACTCTTTCCTTCTTGAAAGTCTGCAAGAGTTAATCCGCCTGTATATTGCCAGTGCGCTAATTCTTTAAACTTTGTCCAACGTCCAGCCCATTCAAGTCCTACACTTTCAGCAATTTCACCACATTTTGTAAACAACGCAGTATCATTCCACATTGCTTTGCCGTTAACTAAAGGCACAAAATCAAACGCAACTCTCCAATTATGAAAGCTTTTGCCTGCCGATGCGTTAGTTACCTTTTTTCCAGGCAAAGTACGGCCTTGTGCGTATAACGCATTTTGTGATTCTGCATCCCTGTAAGTTGACGTAATTAACACATCAATATTGTGTTTGGCGCAAGAATATATAAAACGCTCGCACATTGTTTTGACTCTAGGATGTAGGTCTTCTAGTTTACGTGAGTTAATCATTATGCAGTCCTGTTCCACATATAGACTACGACGTATGGTTGTAAGTTAGCGTTAGATGCACTTGAGCCTACTGTAGATGTTGTTCCGCTAAAACTATGGTTGTGGTCTGAAATTGCCGTGCTAGTTAAATAACCGTTATTATCATTGTCAGTACGCGCTGAACCTTGAACTGGGTATCTACCGCTATTACCAAATGGACCGACACCAACTTCACCCCAACTGCTATCATGTTGGTGATTTGCGCTTTGCCCACCTGTAGTACCAGAATACGTATGACTATGGGTTACCAATGTTGCATCTACACTACCACCTGTTGCACCCGCTACAAACCCGCCACCATTACCAATCATTACTCTACCCGCGCCAAAAGCTACCCAAGTACCAAAGCCAAATAGTGTATTAGGGTTAGTCGCGACTGTAGAAGTATAGATAGAACCTACTGGGTGTAGTAGTTGAATTGCTGCTGTAGCTGCTGCGTTTGCATATGCTGTTGAGGCAAGTTTTGTTGAGTTATCATTTGCGGCCTGAGTTACTGTATTAGCGGTAATGACGTTAGCTGCGAAGTTACCTGAACCATCACGGATGACGGCTGTATCGGCTGTATTAGTACTTGCGTAGTTCTTAGTAACTGGGAAAAACTGTGTGCCATTACAGAACACAATCATCGTAACCCCATTATCAATACTTACCCCAGCTGATGCCGCAGTTTTTATATTTACAGCATACCCACCAGAGGTATTGTTCGAGATGATATATGTTTTAGGCACTGCAGGGGCAATGATGTTTCTTACCGCTGAGTTTGTTCCGCTTAATACAATCACTGCGTTTCTAGCTTCATCGCTAATACCATTAAGGGTTGACAGGGTGTAGTCAATATTGGTCATTGGAATCTGTAGAACACCTGTAATAGCTTGCTCAATCAGAGTACCTAAGTTGTTGTTAGTTGTAGTACCCCATGTACCTGACTGGTCGCCATTGCCAATAAGCTCAATTTTTAATGATGGTGAGAACGTTGATGCCATGATTTAAACCTCTGTTAAATTTGTGTATTATTTATAATTACCCATGTATTATTTTGCGTGTTGTCTATTACATACCACCCAGTAGTTTCTGGTATATCGGTTATTGCAAGTGTTTCTTGTGCCGTGCAACTATAAGTAGGTCGTCCAGTCGATGAGTCCGCTACGTTTAATGTTTCTTCTACTTCTCTATTAAATATTTTAAGTACTTCAATTGAGTCTGCTGTGTTATATGTTTCGGCTACCTCTGTATTATACTCCACTGACACGTCTACAGCATCTAATAGATTAATTGTTTCTTGCTGTACTACATTATACGCAGTTGTTACTTCAATTGAATCGTTTAAGTTATATTGTTCCTGTATATCAGCAGCGTTAGAAAAATCTAATAAATTAATGGTTTCTGTTCTTGCTAGTAAAAATGTAGCCAATACGTTTTCTGCGCTAGTAACGTTTAAGGCCTCTAGTGCCTCCCCATATACTTGAAGTAGCCCTACAGCTGCATCTGATACATTGATTGTTTCTACACGAGCAGCGTTAGTTGCTACTGAATTTGTTATTGTGTCGGCTGTATTAATAGTCTCAGTTATTGCCACAGCAAATATGTTAGGGCCCCCACCAAGTGCGGCAAAGGATGTTTGAGAAAATGCGGATGAGCCGAACATGGTTAGACAAAATTCAACGGGTTAGGGGAGGGTCTGATATTGCTAGAAAGAAAACCAGTAGCAGGATAATCAGCGCCTACAGTAAAAAATGTATTTGCTGGCGAAAAAGTAATATCTTGCGCAGTATTTATTTGAAGCATAACAGAACCGCCACCTGATTTAGTTAATGTTTTTGGACTGCCGTCATTGGAACGAATTCGGTAAACAAAATAATTAGAATCTAGATTAGGTGATTGAAAAGTAAGATATTTTGTAGTAGTGTTATTTAATGCTAACTCCACATAGCCTGATGTTGTAGGTATGGTAATTGAATTACATATCAACCCATTTGTAGCTGAACCAAATCCATTAGAATACTCATCTAATCCTTCTACATCATATATTGTCTTGGCATTATTTGAATCTGAATTATAACTTGCGCATATTAATTTACTTGTTCCAGGGGTTAATGTAGTTCCAGCGTTGCTATATATATTTACTGCTGTTATGGTTCTGTTACTTAAATTAACTGCGCCTTCAAAATATACTTCCTAAGCAAGGATATTAGCTGGCGGGATAATTCCATTAACTTGATAATAAAGCCCACCTAAACTAGAAGCTTGGACTTCTGTTATAGTATTTCCATTATTATTGATTGTGGTCCCACTTCTTAAGTCAATGTATGCGCCTATATATGCCCCTGTATTATAAGGCCAAGTAATAGCGCCCGTAACAACTAAAGAAAATGGAGTGTCATAATACCCAACATTAATATATGCCCTAAAACCATCCATGTTTAAATTAGTAATAGTTTTAACAGCGGCATCTCCTTCGTATATATAGCCATCTAAATAAGAACTACCTGCAGTAAAAAATACTGAATCTGCTGCTACTGGAACAGATAAGCCAGTATTAGAAGAGTGCGTACACATTCCTGTTTCAAATATGTTTCTATTAACACCGCTTACGCTAAAATACCCTGATGTATTGGTTGGAGCGTTTGTATAAGTAATATTGGAATTTATTTGTACGTTATTCTCAAAATTTATATACAAATAATGCCCATTAGCAATAGTGCCTTTTAAATCAGAAAAAGTAACTATGTTTCCACTTTGTGAGCCAGAAAACGATGCGCCTGGTGTGCTTCTCCAAGGAGCCGTATTGCTAGCAGTCCATTCACCTAACTTTGCTCCACCAACCCAATATCTATCTGCCATTTTATAGTGGCCCCGTTACCGCAGTTACATCCCACTTAGAAGTAGTGGAGTTATATATACAGCCGATATAAGTAGATGTTACCAATGATGTAGGTAATACAATCCCCATTCCTACATACCCTCCAGCCGTTGTGACCCATGTTAATGTTGTTGGTGAAGTTCCAGAAACTAATCTAAGTGTTAGCCTTTGACCGTTTGTAGGTGTGCCTGTTGGGGCAGCTATAGTAGCTGTTGAGCCAAGTGCTGTGGCATTGTATTGGTCGTCTGTATCAGCGTTTGGCGTTACTGTAGATGTACTTGTTGTAACCCTAGGAGTTATTCTTTTGTTAGTAAGCGTTTGAGCTAAACTTGTAATTACCGCAACGCTTGAGGGTAGGGTAACAAACACATTAACTGTTCCAGAAAAAGTAACCGCTACATTTGGAGTAGGAGTGCTGCTAGAAGCTAGTATTGTAGTACGATTTAATAACGTTCCAGATGTTAAAAATGTACCAATACCTACTTCATAGTTTCCTGAAGAATCAGTAGCTGCATAAAAAGTAGTATCATTATTATCTAAGAATGAAAAGTTTCGGAACCCAACTACAACTGCACCTAAAGCAAAACTTACCGTGGTGTTAGCTGTAGCTGTTACCTGTACCCTATCCGCAATTTTTAGAGGCATTTTGCACTCCTAATTAGGATGATGTAGCTGTTGCTGTGTATGAAACGCTTAATGTATCTGTGTTAACTACTGATTTAGTACCACCAGTAAAATTGCCTGCGCTAAACAACACACCTGAGTTATCACCAAATGTGGCAGTACCGCCAACACTAATAAAACAGCCAGCTACATCCATAGTACCTGTTGCAAAAAATACTTGCGCGGCTGTTGGTGAAATGGATGTTGTAGATGTTGTTGTAAATGATGGAGCCGAACGTTGAGCTGCTCCTGAAACGTTAACTAGTTTGTAGGTAATTAACTCTGCCCATCCAGCGTGTGAACCCATTGTATCTGCAGCTAATACAGTACCTGTGCCTTTTAAGCCCATAAATGTAGCGCCTTTAGCTGTGTTAGTTAGTGCACCATTTAGTGATAATGCCAAACCAACGTTAACTACTAAGTTTTCAATCTTGTCTTCCCATTTCAAGTTGCCTTCACTGTCGTGGCACTTTACTTCGTAATGACCAGAAATACCAAAACCTGCATTGTGGCCTGAACCTTTAATTACTGATGCATCGCATACATCACCCATACCTACTGTGTTAATTTCACTCATGTTAACTCCTAAGAAATTCTAATTATGGCGTTTGCTGCATCCGCCGTTGGAAAAGTAATTGTAAATGTGTTTGCTGCTGTTTTGTCCGAACCAAAGTTTAGTACCGCCACAGCAGCGTTAGTAGTACTATTATATATTAAAGCGCCTCTACATGTAAAAATAGCTGGGTTCCATGTTACAGTGCCAAACGAAACGTATGCAGTTGAGCCACTATAGGCAGGAGGTATGATGGTCAGCGTTTTGCCTCCTCCAAGGTACCCCCCTGAATTGATTTCTCCCTCAGTTGTATACTCAGTAGTGCTCGCACCTAAATTAGCGCTAGCATCATAAAGTGCAATCTTATATGTATACGGTGTACCAACTGCAAAGTTCTCTAAACCTTTTAATAGGTTCTCTTTAAATACTGTGCACTGCGTTTGAACGATTGCCATTATGGATTAACCTTAATTTTAGCCTGCCCATCACGGTATGAATCGCCACGCTCAAGTCCAGTACCCAATCTATTAAGTTGTGATAGCGCTTCTTGGTACATTTTTTCATAGTATGTAACCATATCTTGTTCGCCCTTCATAAAGATAACTGCTTCACGCATAGCGCCATAGAACAATACTGGGTCATAGTTATCGCCAAGCCATGAGGTACCTGTTGGGTTTAATACTTTAGTAATAGGCACTGAGAACCCGCTACCAGAACCACCAATATTTGATGATGAAGCTGTTAGTACTTCGCCCGCTGCGTAATATACACCTTGGTTTGCAATTAAAACTGACGAGACAACACCACCTGAAATAGTTATTGTAGCAGTAGCATCCGTACCAGTCCCAGTACCGCTAGTTAATGACACATTAGCATAAACCCCATTTGTATACCCTGCACCTGGAGTAATTACACCCAGTGCATCAATTTGTCCTTGAACAATAGACTCTGGGTAATAGAAATAATTTAACTCAACAGCATAATTATCATCAGGTTTAGGTGTTACGATGACGCTTAGTTCATTAGGTTGTGCTACGTTATTACCAAATAATGCGTAGTATCTTGGAAGGCCTGTTACTGATGGGTTTGGGTATGCTTCACGTAAAAAGTTAACATCTTTGTTTAATAAGTAATTGTATTTTCCAGTATTATCTACTACTGCCACAGAATACGTAGCCAACCAATCGTCAGGCAAAGATAAAAACGTATTACTTGGAGTTAAATTACCCATGACATTTTTTCTAAGCACAGGCAACTGAACTGAATTATAAACTCGGTCTTCTGTCTCTTTGACAAAACGAGGGATGTTCGCTACAAATAGCGATTCCGTATTCTCAGAATAGTCTTGAATTACCTGTGCTAGTTGGCTGTAGTTCATTAGCCCATTTTTCCACTAATCTTACGGCCTTTAGTAGCAGCGCCATAACCACGCATTTCACCAACGCCATGTGGATTAACACGGTTAGCACCGCTATCACCAATACTAACATTCATAGCACGTGTTGAAGGGCCTACATCTTTAGCCGCACGAGAGTTTGGGTTAACGCTGTCATTAATGTCTGCGCTGTAAGTGTTGTTCATTGGTTGCTTGTACACACCGATGTCATTGCCACCACCTGATGGGTATACAAAATCAGTATATGCACTAGCATCTTTGTTTTCTTTAGCGTGTCCTAACGGATAGGAGTCAACTGGAGTTACTTTTACAAAATCATTTTTAGCCATGATATTATCCTTGGTTTGCTACGCGAGCTAGGTTACGACCTAATGCTTTACGTGATTCGTTAGAAACACCTTCAGAGCCTTTACCGCCTGATTGAACGCCAACTTTTTTACCGTCGTCGCCTAAGTTCTTACCTTTTGTTTTGCCTGATTTAGTTACACCATCAGCGCCTGATTTATAAGCCATTTTAAAACTCCTTTATGTTGTCGAGATTGTAACACTTCCTACTAAGCATTGCGAGATTAACGAGTTAGGGGTAAGTACTGTATCAAACCCACTTGCTCCACCTACAGGTGCCCAGCCCCACTGAATCTGACGGCTACCATCACTTGGATACCCACTTACTCCTAATCCTGACACTGCATAACTAGTATCTTGTCGTGGCTCTCTAACCGCTTGTGGGTCATTAACTGGGTACATACCTAGTTGTAGTTGCGGATGGTCAGGGTCCCAGCACTCTGGGCACACCAGTATACTAACTTGTTTTGTCTTAATAACAAGTTTTTTTAATATATTTAATTTGTAGTACTCGCCACATCTATCACACTCAGCAACACTGTGCTTACCACTAGCGTACTTGGTTGGCATTATCTTGTATAACTCATGTTACGTGGAACGAAACGAATACTTGCTTTCTCACGGTCTTCTTCTGCAGCAAGTTGGAATTGTTGTTCGTAGTCTGCTTTAAGTGCCATTGAGCGGTTAGGGTCTACACCTGGAATCTTCATGCTTAAGTAATAAGCTAGTCCTGCGACCATGCAGGGTAAGAATCGGAAAGGAATATCCTGAGTATTAACACCATCACCAGCATCCTGTAATCGGCGTAAGCGCCAATAAACGAAAATATATTGCCCGTCAGGAGCATTAGGTGTAGGCCAGACGTTGATTTGAGGGTTCTTAATTCCACTTGGTGTTGTAGCTCCCGACTGTCGATTAATCCATACTTGAATTGGTCTACCTTGTGTTAACTTGTTTGGGATGGTTGAATAAGTAGACTCTGAAATACGATTGATATTAATATCTGTTTGTTGTACTGTGCCTTCTTGGGTTCTAATTACATGGTCTAATAAGTCAATGGTGTCAACAGGTAAGTTATATGTTCCCACTCCTGTAGTAAGAGTAATCTGACCCTGCTCAATAGTCCATAGATTAATTCCACGGTTTGCCCATTCTATCGTTAATAAGTTTAAACTACGACGTGCTGTACGAAAGTCATACCCTGAACGCAGCTCTGAACCACAACGCTCAAAAGCCTCTTCTATAAGGTCATTTAAATCTAGGTTAAACGTTGAGGTACCGGTTGTTGTCATTTATTTTTCCCACTCAAGCATAATTTGCACAATAAATAAATTAATAATTAAATAGTTACTATCTTCGTGGTCAGCTAACTCAACCCCAACCATCATGCCTGTAATAAAACTCATGTAGCAAGCAACCATATTATTTTACCTTTCTAAAGGGCTTAACCTTACTTTTAATCTTGTCTGGCTGCGCTACAAACTGTTTACCCGCCGCTTTACCTGCACGTTTTGCTTTGGTTGTTGCAGCATACTCTGCTGGGCTAAGTGCTTTAATCGCCTTTTCAGGTAGGTATCGTTCACCAGTGTCAGATGATTTTTTACCTGACTTGGTAGTCCACTTCTGGTCTCCCCAAGATTTTAACGATTTCTGGCTTTTAGCTAGTGCACTCATTTATATCCGCCACCTGATTCTTTATATCGTTTAGCTAGTAACTGTGCTTTACGTGCTGACCATTGCCCTGCGGCTGTACCGTGGGTTGCAGAAGCTTTAATGCTTTTAAACAGTGCTTCTCGTTTGCTAGGTTTAGTATAATTACCAGCCTCATTAACTTTAGACTTAGCCTCACCGCCTTCAGCGTACTTCTTGCCTTTAGGAGCTTTAGGGGTGCTTGGCATTTTAACCTTGCCCCCTTTTTTGTACATCTCTACGTCTTGTGGTTTGTCCTTACGAACAATCTTTTTACCCTTCGGCATCTTTGAAGGATTAATATCACCCATGCCACGAGACGCTTTCATCTAGCAAATCTTCCCTTTAGTCTTACCTTTAACAGCGCAACCATCTGCACGGCTTGAAGCTGAACCACCAGCAGACATTTTCTTCATAGCTTTGCCACCACACATACCACCAGCTTTTTTCTTTTCTGGTGCTGGAGCAGGTTTATCAGTACCCATAACAGAGTCTTTAATTTTTTTGCCTAGGTTACCAAGCATTTCCATTGCGCTAGGTTCTTTACCTGTACCTAAACTATTTTCACGAGCTTTGTCTGCCGCTGCACCCATTTTGTCACGCATCTTTTGTTCGCGGATATCTTCAGGTGTCATACTTTTAAATTGTTCAGCCATGATTAGCAAACCTTTCCTTTAGTTTTACCGCGGACTTCAATGCCGCCGCCTTTAGCCATACAACCGCCTTTAGCATCTTAGCCATACCACCTTTATTCATTTTACCAACACCATCAGCAGCAAAAGCTGGGACTTTCTTACCGTTTTTTTCAACCATAGCCATACCACCAGCCTCATAGCCCTTGCCTTTAGCCATCTTACCCATAGCAGAATCTTTCATTACCTTACCGCCTGGCATTACGTGTTTACCAGCCATGCCGCCTTTTTTAAGGGTTGACATATCGGTTTTTTTGCCACTGTGCTGTTGTTTGTCGTGCATACCAACAGCTTTCTTAACCATCTTTTTGTCTTGCATCATGTCCATTTTAGCCATTTTATTTCTTCCATTTCTTGATAAAGTTTTGTACCGTCTTAGTTTCGTAAATGCGGATTATGGTCCACAAGATTGATAACGCTGCTGCTATTGATGGTAGTATTTGTATTAGAGAGCCAAAGGCAATTCCAATTGAGGTCCAGTCAATTACATGTTTAGTATGCTCGTTAACCGAATCTAGTTTATCTAAGAGTTCTTTAATCATTTAACACTTCCATCTTTTTAGTGAAGCTGCTTTGCGGGTAGGACGACCTTTTTCATCCTTCATTGGGCCTGGCATACCTGACATACGGGCACAGAACGACTTCTTCCGTGGTCCGCCTTCTGGTTGTGGTGCCTTTAAATTAGACCCTGTTGCTGCATTGTATTTTGCCCTACCTTTGGCTGTAAGTCCAGCACCTTGTGATACAGGTAGTTTTTCACCACGACCCACTGCAAGCGTAGGTCCGCCCTTCTTCATTGCCTTAGCTGGTTTAGTTTCTTTAGCCATTATGTTTATCCGCGAATACGTTAATGAATACTGTGTTATCTTCTAGTGCTTCTATTTCATGCCATTCTGTTTCTTTTAGGTTTACTGGCTGTGTGGTTTTATCCATCACAAGCTCTTTGTTTTCTTTGCGAATTATACATGAACCTGCTGTACAAAACGATGCATGAGCGTATATATGGCTGTGTCTAGGTAATCCCTCGCCCTTGTTAACGTGGAATACGTTAATCCTCGCACCATCATAGGTAAACGAGTGGGCTGGTGGGACGTTCTTTATCATAGCTCTTGTGTGCCTGTTGTCTTAGGTTGTACTGGTGCTACGTATAGTTGCGGTGTTTGTGTGAACTCAGCTAAGAACTCGTCAATCAACGCTTGCCTTCTAGCATACGCAGCTGTGCGGCCCTTTACGTTTTCGTACTGACCGAATTTAGGGACAAACACCATGTAGGTAGCGTCTTCTTCTGAGTTCTCTGATGGGGCAATCCACATCATACCTTGTGCTGTCGGCACAGTAAGAATTACGCTAAAGCTACGTTCATGTTTTGCCATTAACTCGGCTTCTATTTCCTTAATACGAACGTTAGCTTCTGCTTCTGAGTCAAATATCTCAGGCTTGCCGTTAATATAATTTTGAACTTGATATTGTTTTGCCATAATTTTTCCTTAAAATATTCCACCTGCAAGGTTGGTTGGGTTGATTACATACACGGCTATACTTAATTCAGTATTAATTGCTGAGCCACCTAAAGCCCCAGCTTGTATGGCTGATATTTGTTGTTTGCCAGTACCGCCATTAGCTCCCCAACCACCACCACCACCACCTGATACTCTTGCAAGTCCGTTAGGTTGCGTTCCGCCATCATTATTAAACCCACCACCGTCATTCTCAAAAACAGTTGATACAGTAGATGATTTACGTGCTGCACCTGAACCACCACCTGAACCGCCAATTCCTGGGAAAGCTGCTGCAGTTGTTTTTGTTCCTAATGAAACTGAAGTTCCTGGGACAATTAATCCGCCACCACCACCTGATATATATTCAGTAGAACCAACAAGTGCTGTAGTACCATTGCTTCCTGAAGCGCCTACTGTTGTAGCTCCTAATGCAACGTTTTGTGAGAAGCCTACGTATCCGCTATTACCACCCCCTGCACCGCCACCGCCATACACGTAGTATGTGGCAAGTGGATTCCAAACTGCATACCCGCCACCGCCGCCACCACCAGCTACATAGCCATAAGTGCAGTCAACCGTGATTGACCCAGCGACATCAACCGAAAATGCAGAGATTCTTATAGCTTCACCACCCTGTTGAGGGCCACTTACTTCATTACCTCCAGCACCGCCCTTACCAAGGATGGCACCGTTTACAATAATTTTAACCCTAAGTATAGGTTCAAAACTAAAATTTTCAATAAATAACGCTGGGAAAGCAGGGTCATCACTTCTTAGCGTAACCCCTGCAGGAACAATAATAATTACATCAGTAAATGTAGCTATACCAGGAATTTGTATTGCTGTTGTGGTTTCAGAAGAACTTAATGTTGTTACGTAGGTTGTAGTATTAGTTGTTAAGGCCCCGTATTGTGTGCCAGCAGTAACTGTAGTAATTGCATTACCGTTTGTGATGATGCTATTTCCACCTGGTGCCCCAACGTCAAAGTTAGTATTCTCAGAAACGCTCGTGCCACCAGTAGCTCCCCATCCACCGCCACCGCCACTTTGTATTGTATTTGTAAACCTTGTATAATTTGGTGGTTGTCCGTTAGCAGTTCCGCCATTATTATTAAATGCGCGAGTAGTACTTAAACGGTCATACGCAGACCCTGCGCCGCCCGAACCCCCACCCTGACCAATAGAGGATGCCCCTGTTTGCGCTAAACCACCAACGCCAGGTAAAACAAATCCACCGCCGCCCCCTGAAATAAAGTTTGAGGTTTGACAAGCACATGGGCCATACTGTGCCGATTGAGAAGTGCCATTATTTCCAACGTTTGGTGGTACTGCACGAGTTGAAGCTGCACCTATTTGGTCTATTCCTATCCCACCGCCTGCACCGCCACCGCCCCCCATAAGACTGTAGTTATAAAATTGATTACCTGGAACAGCTGCGCCACCCCCACCGCCCCCAGCAATGTATCCGTTATTTACTAGTGTTAGTGGGTATGTTATTGCTAATGCAGCTTGACCTGGGGTTGATGGTGCTGTATTCCACTGATACGAAAAAGTGCAACAACAGTTAACTGTTTGCCCACTAATTGCTCCACTACCATCTCCGCCAGCGCCCAAGATAAATCCGTTGTTAACTAGCTTAATAGTGTCGCCTGCGGTACCTCCAATAATATTCATTGTAGCGCTAAGAGGAGAAGATACTGGGACACTAGCGTTGTATGTCCTAAAACTATATCCGTACAAATACACGCCATCATTTACAGTAATTGTTACATCTGATTTACCTGCGATATAGTTTGGAATAGCTGAGACGTTAATAGTTGGGTACTGCATGTCTGTAGCAATAACAAAAGATAAATCAAGTCTTCCTGTCAAGCTTGCTCTAGTTACCACCCCTAGACCGCCTAGTCCGTGATTAGCAGTAACATCAATTACTTGTCCTGATGTGGTATTAACATAGTTTGCTACGTCATCACCGCCGACTGCGTATGTTGGTGGTAGTGGGGTATATACAATAATGATTGCGCCATTACGCCCTGTACGACCGTTAAATACAACTGTGCTATTTTGATTCCCCGCACCGCCACCGCCGCCACCAAAGCTACCAGGAATGCCTGTAGAATTACTTAAATTTGTGCTTCCCCCACTACCGCCGCCTGAACCAAGTACCCCAAGAATTTCATTACCTACACCGCCATTACCGCCTGCAACGCCAGTACCAAATCCTCCGCTACCGCCACCACCAGATGTTCCCGCATTGCCTTTTCCTGTTAAAGTTTTTGAAAGACCGCCACCCGAGCCTACTGAGTTATTACCTCCTGCACCATCTGAGCTTCCTGCATCACTACTATTTGTACCTGCTGTACCTCCACCATTACCACCACCGCCACCACCACGATTATTAGCGGGAACGGGAGTTATTGCACCTCTACCGCCTGCACCGCCATTCCCGTTAGGTCCAGCAGCGCCACCTCCACCACCACCACCCGTAGCGCCACCATCTGTTCGTGTACCACCTAAACCACCAGCACCGCCAGTATAAGCAATACCGCCTGTACCCCCCGTTCCCGCTAATAATCGTGGTGGTGGCGGTGGTGGTAATGGTGGAGGTACAGCAGGTACAAATAGTAGTGATGCAGGAAGCTCAGATGGTGCGGGAGGTAATAACTCAGTAGGCTCGGTTGGCGGCC